TAAGAAATCAATGTTAACACTGTTGTGTACCCAACGTGCGTCTAGACTTTTACTGCTGCCCGTAGTGTTCGATATGAACAAATACGTAACAATAGCGTCGTAGCCACTAGGTACGTCCAGTATTGTGTTACTAGAGCCTGCCGTTAGTGCATCACCATGAGAAAACTTCATATTTGCAATCCTTGCGAAGGCTTAATACGTCCACATAACAGGTGTTGTACCACGTGTATCCACATGTACAAAGTCATCAGCAATACCAATGCCTGTAAAACCTAGACGAATAGCCTCAGTCACAATCTTAAGGCGAAACACGGCGTTTGTTATTTTTATATCCGCCGCGATGCCCTGAGCATGGGTGCCGGGTACGTCTTTCTTAGCCTCTATCGGATGCTCAGTCGGGTGTCGATACCCGCTGGTGATCGTGAAAGGAAACCCGCACGCCTCTCTCAACTTGTCTAACTTCTCAAGGAAGTCTTTTTCCATGTTGTTATGACCAGTGACTTGACAGTTGAACTCTGAAGGATCAAAATGTTTAAGATTCATCTACTACTTCGCCTTCTATAATTTTAGGTTCACCCACATCAACAGCACCAACACCGCTAATGTTAATCTGAATGGCATTACGACCACCATCCTTAACAATATCCTTTTCAAACGCTGCAACGGGCAGTATTCTGTCCATAACAAGCTTCCACGCTGCCGCTTGATTCTTATGATCGTGGTCTAATGCAGCGTCAAAGATAGTATCAAGCACCTTTCTGGACTTTGGTGAAGCCAACATACGTGCTTTGTATTCATTTATAACCGCAGCGTCACCCTTCGGGCGACCAACAGCGTTGCGACTTCCTTTTTTAACAGCTGTAACATCAGTTTTACGTGGTCTTCCACGTTTCCGTTTAGGAGGAACTGCGTTGTCAGTCATATACACCTCTTATAAGACTCTTATAAGATTCTTGTAAGCCTTATAAGTTATATATTAAATAATTATCTTATAAACTTTATCTTATACGGCGCGGTAAAGAGTCTTTAAAGAGTAATTTCTAAGTCTATAATAATAGTATAGCATGAAAAGAAGTAAAAGTCAATCCTTTTGATGAAAAAAAGTTAAGATATTTTTCTGTAAAGTTATTGACAATGCCCTTTTAACTGTACCAGCACGGTCCAGATTCTGTACCGACTATGTTATTGATTTATATGGCGTTTCTTGTTAGACAACTAGGGGTGTTTTAAGGTCTAATTTGACTCTTTTTTGTGTCTAGGTAGGACACGCCGTAGTCGCCGCAGCCACAGCCCCTCCCCCGCCCCAGATATTTGCAGATAAACATAAAGATATCTTTATATATGCATATGTAGATGTCTAAATAGGCGAGGGTGAGAGTCTAGGTAGGTGCTCCATAGGTCAACCCAGAACCTAAACAGTATTCATTCCGTGAATGGTTTTGCATTTCAGTATTTCCAAAGAATGTGAAATAGTACCAGCATTGGGCTTGATATTTATATTGCAAGCCTCAGAATAGGTATCAACAAACAACGCAACGGAGCAAGACAACATGAAAGCAATAGTGGTAACAAAGAAGAACGTTTTCGGACAAGACAAGATCTATCCAGTGTGCGAACACGCAAAGCTACTAGCAGAGCTTGCAGGAACAAAGACTCTTAGCGAGTACTCGATAAATCTAATTAAGAAAATGGGCGTTAAAATAGCCTTAGAAGAACTTCAACCGACACACCGTTACATTTAAAGGAGTAACAACAATGCAACTAAGACAGCTAGGTAGTAACAAGACAGAGGTAACATTCACAGACGGCACTACGGTGTTCTTCAGCTACGAAACACCGGTAGCACTGCAGACGGCAGACGGGAACTACTTCAAGACAGAGGACTTCTGGAGCGTCACCACATCGAAACACATAAACCAGTGGTTAAAATCCAGAGGTGCTGACTACTGCGACACACTGACACAAGACAGCATTAACGCGAGGGCTACAGCATGAACGACAAGTTACAAAACCTAATTCAAGATTGCGTGTCTATATGCACAAGATTTAGATGCTCAATAGAGTCCGCACTGGATGACATGTCTTGGCCTACAAACGGGCTGGGACTTACCGAAGAGGAAGAGTTTTTGGTACGTCAACAGGTCAAGATTGAACTTCGTGAACTTCGCAAATAGGAGTGGCAGCATGACAAAGGAATACCATTCAGCACTGGTACGCATCAACAAAGCCAACAGCGTTAAAGAGTTGGAAAGATTAGAGCGAGTCTTTACAGACATTTACGAAATAGGTTTTTTCACTGTCAGCGAGTTTGGACGGCTTTGTGAAAGGATACTAGACAAGATTGTAGACATTGAACTAGCGGAGGAAACAGTAGCATGAACAACGAAGAAACGCAGACATTCAACGACGATAGCTTTGAAGAGTGGCTCAAGACTTGCCCAATACCTGACGCAGAGTTTGTACTTGACACTGACAATTACGGCTTCAGGGCTTTCGTAACCTTTGTAATCGAAGAAGAGGAGTGTTTCTAATGAACCCAACACTATTAGACATAGCGATTCTGTTTAGCTTTGTGCCAGTCTGGGCTGGCCTTTGCTGGGCTTACGAGAACTGGACAGACCCACGAGCGAGACGCAAGCGACAGCGCAAGGCACGACGTAAGGAACTGAAACGACAACTAGAAAGACAAGGGAGGTTACTACGATGAGAATCACAACAGCTAAAAAGTATTACGGATGCGAGACAAACTTCGGCAGCGATGGAATTATTATCGAGTTTGGTAGGTATACCGTCGATTTGTACTTGACAAAACGATTTAAAGTCTCAACCATGTATGCACCGCCAGATGATTTCAGTATGTTTTCGTATATTGTTTGGCTTGGATGGTTACGCATAGAAGTATCTGGACGAATGGAGATGGAAGCATGAAACAACCAGAGAACAACCACACAAAGATGTTTGGCAACGATGGACCCGTTGGTAACGACGCAGAGATAATCGTGTACTACGAATACAACGGACCAGCGGAGCCAGTGCTACGCATACCGTTCTGGTACTACAAAGAAGAGCTAGGAATGTTTGAACACTTTGAGGCAGCAGTACATCGAGCAGCGAAGGCACTCAAAGAGTCGTATACGTACTGGCCTGAAGGTTATATACACGTGCAAACAGTTATCAATGATGAATATGTTAACATGATCTAGGAGAGAGGCATGATTGGAATGAATGTTATGTATACAGTAGAGCTATACGACGATGTATGGTCGCAGGTGTGGTCGATAGATTGTATTGATCAAGCAAAGGACTACGTATATTCTAAACGTGGCAATGGTAAGCGTTATCGAATTGTCAAGCACACAACGGAGGTAATTTATGAAACTTGAATGTAACATGTATGATCTTGATATGACTGCTGACGTGCAAGTCCAGTATGTCTATGATTGGCGTGAAAAAATAGTCGAGTTGACATCTGTCAAGTGGTACGGATCAGAAATAGTGGAACACATTAACGACAAAACTTATGACAAGATTGTTGAACATATTGTTGACGAGTACATTTAATGTGTGTTTATAATCTATGCAGAAGAGCATAAAAGTTATATTAAATTTATTATCTTATAAGGTATTTATCCTATGAGGATCTCTAAAGAGCAGAAGATAACGGAACTTGTTGAACGGCAGTTGGACTTGTTAACCATAACGGAAGCGTTGAACATCGTAGGTGGATTCTTTACCGATCTGTTCGAGTCAATGGACGACGGTGAGATTGATGAACTGTACAACGACATGGGAGCAGGACGTAATGGCCTTCACTGAAACACACCAGCCTTGTTCAGACTGCGGCAGCAGTGATGCATTATCGTACAACGAGGACGGCTCTAGTTATTGTTTTAACTGTAGCAAGTACACCAAAGCCGCCAGCAGAGACAACGTGCGAGAGCTAGGATCTATCAGCGATGCACCAAAGCCATCGTTCAGCCAGACAGAACACCGTTTAATCACAGCGGAGTATAGATCTATAACTGACCGTCTCATTACAGGAACGACGGCGAAGAAGTACGCAGCATTAAAGCAGGGTGACATCACAACGTTTGGTTATTACAACCCTGAAGATCCAACAAAGCCTATCGCCGCCAAGGTACGTAACCCAGACAAGCGGTTCAGTATCATTGGTGATTGGAAACAGGCTGGCTTGTATGGTCAACATTTGTTTCCTGAAGGTGGTAAGTATGTGACTATCGTTGAAGGTGAGTACGATGCGTTAGCGGCTCATCAAATGACAGGTAGTATGTATCCCGTTGTCAGTGTCCGTAACGGTGCAACGTCGGCGGCAAAGGACTGTCGCCTTTTTTATGATTGGCTGAACAGCTTCGAGAACATTGTTATTTGTTTCGATGCTGATGAGCCGGGACAGAAGGCAGCAAAGGAGTGTGCTGATCTGTTCGGTAACAAGGCAAGGATTGTTAAGCACGTCAACGGCTACAAGGATGCGTGTGATTACCTTGTTAACAATCAGTCAGAGCTATACACCAAAGCGTTCTGGTCTGCTCAGCCTTACACACCTGAAGGTATCGTTGGTGCTGGTGAGCTACGCGATCTGATCAAGAAGCCACTCACCAAGGCGAAGGTACAGTACCCGTTCGATGGACTGAACAAACACCTGTACGGTATACGCACGTCTGAACTGGTTACTATTTGTGCAGGCTCTGGACTGGGTAAGTCTACTCTTCTACGTGAGATAGTCAGTTCTATTATGGCACAGTCTGAAGATAACCTTGGGTTGATGTTCCTTGAGGAGACACCTGAGCGCACCATGCGTGGACTGGTAGGTCTTGAACTGAACAAGCCTATCCACTTACCTGATTGCGAGTATGACGACAGTGATATTGATCTAGTGTACGATACGATGGACTATGAGAATCGTGTGTATCTCTGGGAACACTTCGGTAGTAACGAGATAGAAAACGTACTGGGCAGGATGAGATACTTTGTTAAGGTACTAGGTGTACGTTATATCGTACTGGATCACGTGTCTATCTTGGTGTCTGACCAGAGCAACGGTGATGAGCGACGTGCCTTGGACATGATCATGACTAAGCTGCGGACGTTCGTACAGGAGATGGGGATTTGTATGTTCCTTGTAAGCCACCTACGACGCCCTGAGGGGAAGCAATTGGAGGACGGTGCTGTCACTAGCCTTGGTATGTTACGTGGCTCTGCGTCGATTGCACAGCTGTCTGATGCGGTCATCGGTGCTGAGCGTAACAGTCAGAGTGACGACGCCATTGTCAGAAACACGACCGTGCTGCGTGTGTTGAAGAACCGATACACTGGCAAGACAGGCAAGGCGTGTGAGGTATTCTACAATGAAGC